GGGGGCCCCCCCCCGCGACCGGCGGCCCGGGTCCGTGGGAATCGGTCACGAACAACTGCGGCGATGTCATCGACCCAGTGACCGGCGCTGCGGGTGTGAGTCTCACGCCAGGGCACTATGACATCACGTTCAGCAAAACCGGCTACGAGACGCTGACGATGCCCGCCGATATTCTCGACAGCGGCATCATCGTGCAGGCGCTGGAGACGAATTCCGGCGGCGGCGACCAACCGGGAACACTGCCGCCGATTCCGACCCGTGCGCAGGTCTGCAGCGTGCAGCACTCGCTCGCCGGCCTGACCTATCACAGCAAAGAGCACGGCGACATCCCCGCCTGGTTCTACGGCGCGCTCAATGACGAGGACCGTGCCGAAGCGCGGGCGATGCACCGTGCCGCGGGCGATACGCACATCCCGTGTCCCATCACCGAAGCCTATCGGCAGGAGGGAACGCTCTGGCCGCCGGCGCTGCGCGAGGGGTACGACCACACCTACGACCTCGATGCGTACCGTGTGCTGGCCTACGAGATTATCAGCGCCGGATTCTTTGTGGATTGCGCGCTCGGCGGCGACGGGCTCGGGCTTGGGCCGAACGAAGGCGACTACAACGATCCGGTCGGCAAGACCTACGGCTGCGGCTGGCTGATGGACAACTTGGAGCGGATGCTGCTGGCGCTCAAGGGCGATGGCACGAAGGAGCGTCCCGATCTGACGCCGTACATCTGCTTCAGACCGGGGTGGGACGGCGTGTTTTACGGATGGGGCGGCGTGGAGACGGCGCAGATGCACTATGACCGGCCGATCCGCTGGCAGTGGGTGCGATGGTTGCTCGGGCAAGGTCCGATGCCTACGCAACTCAGTGCGCAGGAGTTGGACGACCAGCAGACGCGCATGAAGAACTTCGGGGCGCTGTTTCGCAAGGTACTGCCGTTCGGCTATCTCGCCATCGAGCACACGCCGGGCAATATCCCAGTCGGTCTCGGCCCGAGTGACTGGTCGCCGCATGACGGCATCATGTCCACCTACGACACGGTGATGAGCGAGTACGCCACCGTGCATGAGGACAGCTATTGGCAGGTGGTGGCGCGCTGCATCGACACGTATCACCGGCCGCCGGATATGCCCGAGGGCGACGACCCGAATCCGCCGAAATATCTGGCGCAGGGCAGTCCGCGCGGGCCGTACTACTACGTGGCCTTCGAGCCGACCGTGGCTGGTGTGTATGAGTGGTGTCGCGGGCGCTGCACGTTGCAACAAATTAAGGACCAGGACGCCTATATGCGCGCCACCGGGGTGACGCTCACAGGGTATCCAGTGAAATTTTGAAAGTGATACTGCTGATGACGCTCGTGCTTTCTAGTTGCGCGCCGATTCGTTTGGTGCCGACGCATCGGTGCCAGGACGGGTTGCCGATGCGCGTGCTGGTGGATGTGGCGTGTCGCGACGGCGTGTGCGGGTGGACCTGCGCACCCGACCGGTGGAAGGACGGCGACCAATGATTCTCAAACCCAACGGGCGACCGGCGCAGCAGATTCTCAAGCAGTACGACCCGCGCCTCGCCTCGCTGCTGATGCAACTCGACCAGGTGCTGCATGAGCAGGGGCTCGGGCTCTTCTGCACCAAGTGTCATCGGCTCGGATTGAAGGACGGCGTGCGCGGGCAGAGCACGAATGACGAGTACGTGCTGGAGTGCGGCTGCACGCGACGGAGTTTCGTGGTGGCGACGGGGCAGGGCACGGTGCGGATGCAATGACACCGACCACCTGCAATTGTCAGTCGCCGGTCGTGGGCATGCGACCGTCGGGCACGCGGTTCTGTGTGCTCTGCGGCCTGGACGTGTCGCTGCCCGCGCCGGCACCGAGGGAACGGCCATGACCTAACGCGCGTTCGTGTGTGCTAGACCGGCCGGTCGCAACACTTCCGCCAGGAGGTGCGCACACACGAATCACTGGCACGCACGAAGGCACGTGCAGCCGGATTCCCCACGGGATCCGGTCGCGTGTCTTTTTTTTCGCGTGCCGGCGGCGAGACAGCCGGCGAGGGGCTATGGCAGACGAGACCGCAACACCCGCACCGTCGGCACCCGCCGCACCATCGGCGGCGCCGTCCAGTGCGCCAGCGCCCACGACCACGCCGACCTCGACCTCGGACGTAAAACGTCCCGCGAATTTCGGAGCCGCGCTCCGGAACGCCGAGAAAGCCGGTTCGTCCCCGGCGACCCCTGCCTCTGGCGATTCCCCTGCAGCCGGGACAGTGCTGCCGACCGATGCAGGCTCAACGGGTCCGGAAGGGCCGGTTCCCTATGCACGCTTCTCCGAAGTCAATCAAAGCAAGAAAGCGGCCGAGGAGAAACTGAAAGCGCTGTCGTGGGCTGAAGGCATCGACCACAACCGGTTGATGCAGTCGATCCAGTGGCACGCGCGGGCGCAGCAGAATCCGGCGACGTTTGTGCGCGAGATTTTCGAGCAAGCGCCGCCCCAGATTCAAGCGCAGATGCGGGCGTACTTTGCGCCGCCCGAGGCGCAACGACCGGCCGCCTCCGATGCGGAACCGCAACCCGACATTCAGACCGATACCGGCGTGCCGGTGTATTCCGCTCGCCAGCAAGCGCTGCGGGAACAGTGGTTCCAGCGCAAGTTGATGGCGGAATTCCAGCAGACCATCGCGCCGCTCCAGCAGGAGTCCCAACGGTTCCAGCAACTGCGGGACCACGCCCTGCGGGAACGGCAGACGCACGCCTTCGCGCAATCCACCGCGAAGGACGCCACCGAATGGCCGCACTTTCAGCAACACGTGAAAGCGGTGGTCGAGGAGCTGCAGAAATTGCCGCCCGGGAAATCCGAAGAGGCGGAAGCGCTCAATCTGCACAAGGCGTATCTGACGGTCATGAAGCGGGATGTCCTCCCGGGCCTCAGCGGACAGAGTGAACAAGCGGTCCTCGCGGACCTCAAAACCAAAGCGGTCGCGGGCTCGGCGCATCCGGGGCGCGCAGGGACGAGTGAACCCACCCGACCCAAGTCGATGGGCGACTCGCTCAAGCGCGAACTCTCGAAAGCCGGGCTGCGATGAACAGGAGTCTGTAAATGGCTGTACCGAATCTCGGTCAGGTCGTCGCCAATGCCTGGGTGGCATATGTCGGTGGCCAGCCCGAGGACAACATCTTCGAGGACTACTGGATGTTCGACCAGTTCTCGAAGGGACAGGGTTTCAAATCGTTCGACGGCGGGTTGTCCATCAACGGCGGGATCGACTACGCGCTGAACACCACCGTGTCGAGCTACACCGATACGGACACCATCTCCACCACGCGCATCGACGTGTTCGATGAGTACTCCTTCCCCTGGAAAGAGTACGCGGGCAACGTCGTGATGTCGTACCTGGAGGAAGCGAAGAATCAGGGCAGCGGGCGCAAGTTTGACCTGCTCGAAGGCAAACTGGAGAACCTGCGCACCACGCTGCAGAAGGTGCTCAACGACGGGATGCTCTCAGACGGCACCGGCAACAGCGGCAAGGACATCGGCGGCTTGCAGTTGCTCGTGGCGGCCAATCCCACGGTCGGCACCCCGGGCGGCATCAACCGCGCGACGTTCTCCTTCTGGCGCAACCAGCAGGTCAGCGGCACCAAGTCCACCACCGCCTTCGACAATCTGCGGGCGGCGATGCGGAGCTGCTACAACCTGTGCGGATCGGGCGTCGATGCGACCCACCCGAGTTTCGCGCTGACCGACCGGCCCACCTTCGAGGGGTACGAGGGGCTGCTGACCGCCAACGAGCGGTACACCAGCAAGGACAAAGGCGATGCGGGGTTCAAGAACGAGGCGCTCTTGTTCAAGGACATCATGATTGCCTACGACAAGAGCACGGCGTTTCTGGCCGGCTCGGTGTACTTCCTCAACACGAAGTTCCTCAAGCTCGGCTACCAGTCGGGGTTCTGGATGAAGGGGCGTCCGGCGGTCTCGCCGGCGAACCAGACGATCGAAGTGTTCACGGTCATGACCATCTGCAACCTCTTCACGTCGAATCCGCGCCGCCTGGGCGTGGTGACGGCGGTCAATTAAGGAGGGAATGAGTCATGCCAACCTTCACACAGGAACCCACGGCTATCGGACAAGACGGCTTCACGGCGTCGGTCACGCCCACTGCTTCACTCGGGGCGATTGCCCGCACGCGTGATGGCCGGACCTTCCGCTACGTCAAAGCGGGTGTCGCGGATCTGGTCGCGGGCAATCTCGTGCAGAGCCCCGCGATTGTGCCGCTGCATCTGGGGATGACCCCGGTCATCGCCAGCATCGGGGCCACGCAGGTCACGATGATTCTGGGCGCGACGGCCGCCGCCGCCGGGCAGTACGCCGAAGGGTATCTCTATATCGATACCGCCCCGGGGAACGGCTACACGCTCCAGATTGCGGGGCATCCGGCCGCGCTCTCTGGCGGCAGTCTGACGGTCACGCTGCGACCGGAGGATGCGCTGCCGGTGGCGCTGACCGGCGTGTCACGCGTCGATCTGGTCGCCAATCCGTTCAGCGGCGTCATCCAGTGCCCCGCGGCGCTGACCGGGATGCCGGTCGGGGTCGCGTCGTCGATCATTCCAGCCGGGCAGTACGGCTGGGTGCAGACGTATGGCCCGTGCGCGACGTTGATTGTCGGCACGCCCGCGATTGGCGTGGCGGTGCTCAACAGCGCGACGGTGCCTGGTGGCGTCGATGTGATGACGACCACCAACCTGGTCACCAGCACGCCGGTCGGCGTGATGATGCAGGTCGGCGTCGGCGGCAAGAACAATCTGGTGTTTCTCAAGCTCGGGTAACACACGTCGGGGGGAACGCGGATGGTTCCCCCCGTTTTTCAGGAGCCATGTATGGCGAAGAATTTTGGGATTCCGGAGAACGCGCCGCTCGGGAAAGCGGAAACGCCGATGCCGGATCCGGAGCCGGGACCGGATCGCGAGCCGAAACCGGAACTGGTGGCGCTGACCCCGGCACAACTCGGCTCGATTATCGAGGGCGCCGTGAAAGCGGCGATGCAGACCGTGGCGCCCCAGGTGCCGATGACGGCCGAGGGGATTGCGGCGGCGATTCGCGTGGCGAACGAAGGCAGCGCCGAAGCGAACGCCTACGCGATGAAGAAAGCGCTCAAGCCCGAGAACGATCCGGCACCGATGGTGTCGGTCTACAACCCCGAGGGCGACCGCGACCATCCGCGGCCCGCGCTCAAGTGTGAATTCACGGTGTTCAACGGCATTCCTATCGACGGCACGACCGACACCGTCGAGGAACTCACGCTGTTCAACCGGCTGGTCGCAGGTGACTACTGGGTGGGCAAATCCGATGGCTCGATGATGCTGTTCAAGGTGCGCGAGCACCGCAACGACCTCGGGCATCTGCGGCGCATCGACATCAGCTTCCCGTACCGCGACGATGCCGATCGGGCGGGGGTGATGCCGATGGTGACGTGGCTGCGCGATGTGGTGCGGCAGATTGACGCGCGCCAGGTGGCGTAGCGATGACGCTGAACGACATCGAGCTGACGACCTATCGGCGCACCGGGTATGCGGACACCCCGGCGACCGAGGTCGTCACGCGCATCCGGCAGTGGATCAATATCTGGCACCAGCGGTTGCTGGCGCGGCCCGGGGTGGAACTGCTGCGTGACGTGACGACGGCGACGTTCCCGTCGGCGGCCGGTCAGCAGTTGTATTTGCTGCCCGCGTCGGTGCGCCGCGTCCAGAAAATCTTCGAGACCACCACGCCGACGGCGCTGCGGATGGCCTCGTTGTATTGGGTGCGCGAACAGGATCCGGGGCAACAGATGACGGGGATTCCGGAGGTCTGGGTGCCGGTGACCTGGACGCTGTTTGTGCCGCCGCTGCCACAACTCCAGGTGTTGTTGTGGCCGACGCCCACTGGTGTGCTGACCTATGCCATTGATTCGCAGCAGACCGCCCCGGATTTAGTGTCGGGCGCGGAGCAACCCCTGTTGCCGTACGAGTATCACTGGCTGCTGGTGGAAGCGGCCTGTTATGAAGAGTGGATGCGCAAGGCGGACACCCGATCCGGTACCGCACGCCAAGACCTGGAAACCGGGTTCAAGGAAATGCGGCACTGGCTTAATAATCCGCGGGATTACAAGCCGACCAATCTGCCGTCGCGGGTCTCGCGCTCCCGGTTGGGTGGGATGTACCCGGGCTGGTAAATGGGACGCGAAGCGACCGAACCCCGGCTCATCATCAACGACCTGCGCGGCGGGCGCAACGGCACCGAACCGCCGCTGTCGTTACGCGACCCCTCGGCCGGTCGCGGCGGCGAATGTGTCGAGGCGCTCAACGTCGATTGGTGGCGGGCGACGGTGTGCCGCAAACGTAGCGGCGCGAGCGCTTATGCGTTGCAGGGGCTGGGCGGCCCGAATCCGATTACTGGGGTCATCTCGTTTCTCGGCCGCCATCTGCCAGGGATTGACGAGACACAAGCGGCGGTCTGGATGGCGGATGACGCGGCGACACCGACCATTGCGGTGCAGCGCTTCACGCCTTCGACCGGGGTGTTCAAACCGCCGATTACGGATGTCGTGACGGGCAAGGGCTGGGACGTGCAGGGCGCCAGCATTCACGGCAAGTACATGCTCGCCTACCAGTCGGCGCAGAACCGGTTGCACTGCTGGGATCCGGCCACCGACACCATTCGCCGCTGCGGGCTCGCGCCGCCGCCAGGCGTATTTACGGCGGTGGATACCGGATCGGGCACCTACCCCGCGTTTGGCCGCGGCTATCGGATCCGCGTGGTCATCATGAGTGGCGGGGTCGTGATTCGGCGCAGCGAACATGGGCCGCAGGGCTATTTTACGCCCAGCGGCACGGGGGCTGGTGTGTTGGTGACCCCGACCGGCTTTACGGGCGAGGGCGAGACGCATTGGGAACTGGAAATCTCGCTGGATTTGGCAACGTGGTTTCTCGTGGTCCGGCTCCCGGTGAGCACGTTGTCGTATGTGGACACCACGCAGGGGGCGGCGTTTGGGGCGCTGCCGATTTCCGCGTCGGAAGGCACCTATACCCTGCAGCGGTCGTATCGGTTTCTGGCGGTGGACCAGAACCGGGTGCTGGGGTTCGGATCGTTTGTTTCCACCGACCCGCAGAACCGGCTGGAGTTTTCCGCCATTGCCGGCAGCACCAATATTGGCGATGAAGAGCGCGTGCCGCTGCAGAACTACATCGACCTTGACGAAGTCGATAGCGGCACGCCGACCGGGTTAATTGGCCCGGTGTTCGGGGCGTTCTACGCGTTCAAATACCGCCAGGTGTGGAAACTGACGCCGACCGGGAACGCCGCGCAGCCCTACAGTCTCTATCCGGTCAGTAAAGTCATCGGGGCCATCAGTCAGAATTCCATCGACCTCGGGGAAGATGCCGAAGGCAATCCGGTCATCTATTTCATGAGCACGCGCGGGCCGTACCGGCTCGGGGTGGTCGGTCTGGAATATCTGGGCCTCCCGATTGAGGATCTGATTCAAGGGCCGACTAAGACCATCAATCTCGACGCGGCGGCGGTGGTCGCGCACACGATTTATCACACGCAGAAACGCCAGGTCTGGTTCTGGTACGCGACCGGGACCGGTGGCGATCCGGACACCAAGGTGGTATTTGACATCGAACATTCGGGCTGGTCGGTGCATGACGGGCCGAGTGCGAATGCCCGCTGTTCGCTGATGCTGGCGCGCATCATTGCGGCGAGTTCCTCGCATGATTTAAAGCCCTATATCGGGCAGTGGCAGGGCGTGCAGCGCCTCTGGAAGTGCGATGACGATACCGTCACGGATGATGCCGGGACGCCGTTTCAGGCGGTGCTGCTCACCAAGCCATACGTGCTGGGCGGCATGGGTGCGTACTGCACGGTGGCGCAGGCCACGTTGATGGCGCCGGCATCGAGCGGCACCGTCTTGCAGCAGGTCATCACACGGGATTTCGGCAAAGAGTTTCAGGTGTCCACGGTGAATTTGACGCCCTCAGCCAGTAACGAGACGCGGGTGCTGTGCCTGGTGGATGCCAGTTCCATGAGCGCCTGCTGGGCGGTGCAGTTCGCCTGGCGCGATGCGGTGGCGATTGCGAATCGCTGGGCGATTGATGCGGTGACGGTGAATTACCTGAAAGACCAGGCGGCTGAGTAAGTATGGCGTTCAGCTTCCGTTTCCGCGAAAAACTGATGGGACCGTGGGAGAGCGCGCGGGGCTTTCTGGTCTCAGAGTTGGATTATCTCTATGCGGGGCTTGCGCCCATCGGGCCGATGGTGGACAGTCTGTCGTCGCAGACCTTTGCCCAGACCGGGAATTATCCTCCGGGCACGGTGATGGTCGCGAACGAGACCACGGGGGCGTCATCGTTTTCGCCCATTCTGCCGATGCCGTTGCAGTTCTCGCAGACGCTGACGATTTCCGTCACGTTGACGACCGGCGTGGTGGCGAATTACAACCCGGCGGGGTTCGACCAGGCGGCGCAGGTGCGGCTGACGGGCGGGGCGGCGACACAACTCACGGGGATGAATGCTTCGACAGCACTCGGGGGCGGCTACAAGTTACTGGTGAATGTCGGGGCGAACGCGATCGTGTTTCTCCATCGCCACGCATCCTCAAGTTTTGTGAATCAGTTTCTGTGTCCGGGCGGGCCGACCTTTACGTTGGGGACGACCACGGCGACCTGGGTCTGGTATGACCCGATTGGTCACGGCTGGCAGATTATCGGGAAGTAGGAGAACCGCACATGCAACGCGATGACCAAGACCCATATGCGAGTGACCCCACGACGAATGCGTCGTCGCCAGGATGGTCCACTCCAGACTCTTCCACGGCAGTCGGGAATGCGTACCAGAGTTCGCTCGGGCGCTCGGGCAGCCAAGCGGAGTATGACAGTTGGCTGAACGATCCGCAGTATGGCGGGAACGTCGTGGCGATCGACAAGGCCATCTACGACTCTCCGGAAGCGCAGGCGTATCGCGCCAAGAGTACGACGCCGACACCGCCGCCAGTCACCGGCGGGAACGATCCTGGCCCCACGACGCCGCCGCCGTCCAATACCACGTCCACGCCCCCGCCGTCTGTCGCACCGCCCGCGCAACCGTCCGGTAGTTCGTCTTTCCACCCGGGCACGGGGTCCACCGAAGCCGAATGGGCCATCAGTCAGGGGCTGACGGGCGGATCATCGGCAGTCAGCGGCGGCGGGAATGGTGGCGCGGCCCCGACACCGCCGTCGGTGTCCACGCCCATTGATCCGGCTGTGACGGCGTACAACCAGTCGATTCGCAATGCGTTGCTCTCGGCTATCAATTCTCCGGGCGTCACGATGGACGATCCGGATATTGCCCCGGCGATTCAGGCCAATCGGGTCTCGAATCAACGGATGCTGGAGCAGCAGCGCGAGGCGATTGCGGAGCGGCTCAATGCGCAGGGCATGAGCGGGTCCGGCGCGATGGACCAGCAGATGGCCCAGGCGTTTCAGCAGACCGGCGAGCGCGAAGGCACCTTTGCGGGGAATGCCGTGCTGCAGCAAGCGCTGGCGCGGCGGCAGCAACTGGTGGCGCTGCTCGGCACTGGCGCGAATGTGCTCACCGCCGATGAAGCGCGGCAGGCGCAGCTCAAGATTGCTGACCTCGACGCGTATCTGCGGCAGCAGAGCATCACGAATCAGAACCAGCAGTCCAATGACCAGATGGGGCTGACCGGCGCGTATTACCAGGCGCTGCTGAAACAACAGCAGGTGCGCGACCTGCTCGGGCTGTAAGGGAATTCTATGGCTACCACACCCACGCCGAACGACTCCAGTTTCTGGGACGACATCTCGCAAATGCTGGGTACGAGCGCGGCAGGCGCTGGGGCGGGTCGCGCGTCGGAAGCGAATTATCTCAGTGCGCGCGACCGGACCAATGCGGAGCTGTACAACATCGCGCAGACGGCGCGGACGCAAGCGGCGGGGCAGGACATTAACCGGTCCACCCAGGCACTGGCCGCCGACAAGTACGTGTCGGGGCTGCCGGGGCAAGGCGCCAGCGAAGCGATTCGCGGCGCGCTGATGCAGAACGCGACGGCGCCGACGCTGAATCTGGGGAAGAGCCACATCACGCCCATTTCGTTTGACGGCGGCAATTCCGTGGACGCCTTCACCCCGGAGACCAGGGCCGCCGGGGCGACACTGGCCGCGCACGGCACGTCGCTCTTGAACAACCCGGGCAGTTTCGCGCAGGGGGCGATGCCATCGGCGGCGACCAGCGGCGCGAATCAGTTTCTGCCGACGCCGACGCTGAGTGCGATGCCATCAGCCAGTTTCTGGGAGCAAGCGGCGGGCGCCGGCGCAGTCTCCTCAGGGCTCATTAGCGCGCTCTCGAAAGCGGCGGCTGGCGGGAACAGTAGCGCCGCGAATGCGCTGAAGAAAATATTCGGCGGCGGCGGCGGGAGTAGCAACCCCGGCGGCATCGACAACAGCGGCAATACCGAAGATAGCCGCGTGGAAGCGCCGAATCAGTACGGGCCAGATCCGAGCACTGGTCCTACCGATTGGTGGAACTATCTTCCAGGTGCCCCCGGTACCGGTACGCCGGACCAGCCTGGAACTGATTGGGCGAATCAACTGAACGGCTGGCAACCCGTCGAGCCACCACCTGTGGTCGATGACGGTAGTGATTACGGGAGCTAAGCATGGGCAACCTCGCACCACTCGGCGCACTCAGCGGCGCGGCCGGCGGCATGGCCGATGCCGTCGCCGGCATCATCGAGCAGCGGCTGAATCAGGCACGCGTGGCGAATCAGGCGGCGCAGGCGCAAGCCACGCTCGCGGAAGCGCAACGTCGCAGCCAAGCAGATGAAGCGTTCAAGCAAGAGCAACTTAAACAGACCTCGCTGGACCGTGAGGCGAACACCGCAGAAAACAGGCGCTATCACGACCAGTTGAATGCGGATCGCGTGTCCAAGGAAGGGCAAGCGCTGAATGAGTCCATGCCGCCGGGGACCGATTTCTCAGCCGCCAGTCCGATGGCGCCGTACCTGACCGCTGTGCCCAAGATGCTTCAGGCACCGGCACCACCCCAAGCACTAGCGGCGGATCCAGCACAAGGGCCGACCAATTTGCCTGGCACGATTGCGAATGCGCCATCGCCGGTCATCGGTCGGTTACTGACCAAAACGCCGACGTTCAAACAGGCTGATACCACGGACAAGGCGGAACGGGCCTGGCAGTCCGTGAGCGATAAGGCGGCCCAAGACGCGACGATGGCGGAACTGCGCGGTCGGGCGATTACCGCGCAGATTGATGCCGCCGCAGCGAGACAACAGGCGGCTGCTGCATCGGCTGGTAATAAACTGATGCCCGTCGATACGGTTGATGAGAACGGGCGCCCCGTCAGAAAGTACCTCACGGCCGATGAGGTGCGTGGTCAATCGTACCGAAAGCCCCCGAATGCGACGACGGCGAATCGGCTTGATAGTGCGGAAGCGGTGACGCAGACGGGAAATGATCTAATTGCGAAGCTCAAAGACCCTGTTTTCGCGGCAAAGATTGGCCCCTCGATGGGGAACTACAACACGCTGAAGGATTTCATCGGAAATCCGCCGCCCGAGTTTTCACAACTCGCGGGGGAGATTGAATCCTATGCGCTGGCGAACATGGGTGTGCATGGGATGCGCAGCGTGCAGGGCGCTGAGAAAATCAATGCCCTGCTCAGTCGGAAACACACGCCGGAATCCATGATTGCCGCGATTACGGGGCTGCAGCAATTCAGCAACCACTTCATGGAGAACGAAGGACGGAAGGTCCCTGGTGCGGCACCGGCGGATGCCGCGGCACCAGCGGGATCGACGGGCGATCCGCTCCTTGATAGATTGAACCAGCGTCGGAAACAGCAGCAGTAAGTGTCATGCCTGATCCGCAAGATTTCACGGACGATGAACTGCTGACGATCTATAAGAATCCGAAAGCGGACCTCTCGAAGTTCACGCAGAGTGAATTACAACGGCTGGATAAACTCACAGCGCCTGTCGCGGACCAGAAAACCGTGCCGCATACCGGCCTGGATTATTACTGGCAGGCGGCGAAGGATGTTGGGGAGGGCATCGGCACCAGCGTGAAGAAAACGGTGGATGCCATCAACCCGTTCGCAGATCGACCGCCGCGTCCGACGCGTGAACAGGAAGGCGCACGCCTCGATGCAGAGTTAAAGAATGCGCCGCCACTAAATTTCGATCCGCGCGTGACGGGCCGCGCGATTTGGAAAGGCGTCACCAATATCACCGCGAAAGATGTCGGAGAGGGCATTGGCGACGTGGGCCAGATGTACCTCTTTGGCAAAGCGGCGGGTGCGGTCGAGCCAGAGACGGTACGTGGCGTCATCAATACGGGCTTGCGCGGTGCCGATAAGGTGGGACAAGGCATCACCGCCGTGGGCGATGCCACGATGCCCTCGGCGCCGATCGCTGCGGCTTATGGCGCTATGAGTAAGAGCCCCAGCGCGGCAGCGGTCGCGTTGCTACCGCCGGCTCTGAAATTTGGCGGCAAGGGCATTAGTGCCATCAGTCGTGCGCTGCAATCCGAACCGCCGCCGCCACCGCCGGTGCCGCCGAGTCCGGCACAGTCGGTGGGGATGAATGCCGCAGGCGGCTTTACGGCGGGTGCGGGAGCGACCTCAACTGGGGCTGCGACACCCCCGCCAGCGCCTGGTGCTGGAACACAGCCGTGGACGGTGCCACAACCACCGCGTCCGGAACCGCCGCCAGTGACGGGCACAGGGACGCTGATTACTAAGCCGACGCCTGGTCCGGGGACCGAGCCGTGGACGGCAACACGACCGGCTGAGCCGCCGCCGGTTGTGCCCACGCCGACTGGGACAGCTTCACCTGAGACGGTCATGGGTTCCCCGAACGTGGGCTGGAACCAGTGGACGCCAGGGCGCGATGCGGTGCCGGCGCCGGTGGTGCCCCCAGAGCCGAACACATTGCTCACCGCGCCCGTTCTTAAACAGATACTGGAAGAGGTGCGCCAGCAACCCGCAAACGAGCCCACGGTCACAAGTGGTCCACCTCCACAAACAACGACCGCTGGTGGACGGCCGTCGATGACGCAAGCCCAGTACGATGAATTACTGGTGAACGCGGCAGGCTCGGCGGTACCTGAAGCACCGGCTGCATCATCAGAGCCGCCATCCACGCTGCGTGAGCAACTCGTGGCCTCGCTGGAGAAGAACGCGCCGCAGCCAGCGCCTGGTGTCACCGCGACCGAAGGCGTGAAGCCACCGCCGCCGACGGAGACGGCGGTACCGGATTATGCTAACGGCTCTGGCATGAATAAACTCACGCCCGACCATCTCGACGCGCTCGGGGAGGACATTATTGATCGGATGGACACCGGCGAAGCGCGCGGGGGCGGGCGCCGGGCGTATGCGCTCGAAGATGCCGCCGGCGCGTTTCTGGATCATCTGAAGAATCAGCAGGGACAATTCAAGGGTGGATTGCGTGACGAACTAGAGACGTTTCTGAACTCGGCCGACGTGGGAAAGGCGGCGCGCACACGGCTCCGTGAAGTTGTGCAGAGCCTCGACGCGCCGGCCACGCCGTCACCTGAAGGCGAGAGCACGATCCCGTCGCGAGAACAGATGACCCCAGATGAACTGTCACGGGCGCGGGAGGGCGGTCGTGATTCTCCGGATCGGCAACCGGGCGAGACGCTAGAGGACTACCGCCTCCGTACGCGGGGGCGAGCGACGGGTGAAAAGACGACTGAGCCCAGCGTCATTCCTGCGAGGCGGTCGGCGGGGGTTGACGACACGCTTCAGAGCATGTACGAGCGCAATGCGACGGACCAGGAGTTTCGTGATTACCTCGCCAAATCCAAGAACCATTCGAAGAATGGTGAGATTGCCACCAAGATCCAAACGATGGCGCGTTTTTATAAGCGCGCGAGCCCCTTGGCTCATGTGATTGCCGGGGCTGCCCTGACCGGTGCTGCGCTGCGTCAGGCGCTGGTCGGCCAGCTCCAGGGCGACAAACAACAGGAACAGGATTGAGCGATGAACCCAGGCAATCTCATGCGTCAGGCGCTGCTGCAGGCCATTAGCAAACAGGAGCTGCCCCGGCCCACCGAAAAGGCGCCCTCGCTGAAGGTGCCTGACGACAAGCGGCTCATCAACAATGACGGCAAGCGACAGGATGGGAAGCGCAGGTACTAGGCGTCATGGCTGACGCCCTCATCCATAATGCGGTTGAGCAAACGCAGCGCGGCCCGGTTCGCTTCGATCGCACTCACTAAGGCGGCATCATGCGCCGCGCTGGCCGTGCGCACCGCCACCAGCAAGTCGTCATGGCTATCGAGGATGCGGTGAATCTCGACCCGCACGTCATGTTCGTTCATGGACCTATCCTAGCGTAGTCTGACGCGCGAGCCCCACTAGGACGATTGCTCCGTCCCTTCATCGATAAGGCGGGTGAGGAGTCGGAGCGCGGCGCGGTTGGCTTCGATAACATTGACGAGGACCGCATCATGGGCGGCAAACGCCTGTTGCATGGTGGATTGCACCACATGGTGGGAGACGAGCAATTGCTCGTGCCGGTCGAGGATGCTGTGAATCTCGACGCGGATGTGCTGCGCATTCATTTCAGCGCCTCCAGAGATGGCATGGACCTATCCTAGCGCAATTAAGCGCCAGCACACCACTGTTACGCCGTCAGATTCGGCGTGATTTTCCTCAGCAAATCCACGCACTCGGAACAGCGCTTCTGGGATGGCTGTCATCTAGTTAGGCCAATAGACATGGGCCATTCCGGCCTGATTCTGCAAATCATTCAGTAATTCAGAAATCGCTCTGGCTGATAGTGGCTGTTGGTGAAGCATCGAATACCTACTCCAGTTACGTGTGGGTTACGTTGCGGATGCGGTGCTATCACAAAAACAGCGTAGCTTTTGCGTGCTATCACGGCTCCACACTCGTTCCTGCAAGATCGGTCGAACTTCATCATTTTTCTCAGTAAATACCTCAAACCGATGCGTTGCTATCAATCTCTGCTAGGATACATCCTATGCCTAAACGATTTGCGGTGTGGTTCGCGGACGACGCGCTGGTGGCGACCTTGAAAGCCACGGCGGTTGAGCGTCAGGTGTCGATTGTGCAATTTGTGTCGGCGGCTGTTCAGCAGGCGATCGCGCAGCCTGGCGGTGTGGCGGCGTGTACCGTCTGCGAGGAGCGACGCAGAAAATGGTTGGAACGGTATCGACTGAAGCATCCAAAGAAGCATCCGACGAAGGAGGACGCCTCCGCGCCGAAAGAGAAAGTCATGAGGGGCGTGCGGCCGCCGCGCATCTGTCCGCTGTGCGACACCGCATTTGTTCCGCCCATTCGGGCGTCGCATCAGAAGTACTGCTGCCCGCAACACACCAAGTATGCGTTCGATTACAAGGGCGACATGACGCGCGCTCGACCGGCCTGGGCGGCGTTTCAGTTGCGTCGCCAACAGGGCTCGAAGCGGTAACTCTCTCACACATAAGGAATGGTAGATGGCAAAAACGATTGATTTCAAATCCGCGCGGTCAAAGCGAGCTGGGGTGCAACCTCCTGCAAATATTAACGATATGTTCCTCGACCCGTTTCGGTTGTTGTCACAGCCGCCGCAGTATGTGCAGGCGCCTGAACATCGTTCGCGCACTACGTCCTACACCGAGGGCGGCATCGAGATTCCGAATTACATCATCGGCTATCGTGATTTTAATTGTGTTCTTGACCTGAAAATCTTTCAGGTGCATGCCGAAGAGGCAGAACACGCCATCGGTATTTTCCGAACCGCTCCGAATCCTGGTGCCGATGAGGAAACCGAAGTGGTGTTCGTGACCGGCAACGCCGTCTAATTCAATATGGTGGTAATTCGCCCTGAATTACCACCACCCGCTACGGTCCCCGGTCGAGTGGTAGGATACATCCATGACGCCCCGTGACCCCCTCAAGACGCTCTTTGACCAGTTGCGCCAGGCCGACGAGGAAATGGACACCGCAGGTGACGCCCTGCAGGTGGCCGTCGTCGCGCAGCGCCGGTGCCGGAAAGAAATCTGGGCGGCGATCGAAGCGGGCGCCGACGTACAGATCGATACCATCGATCTGCGCGAACACATTACCAGGCTGGAGACGCTGGTGCTGGAGTTGACGGCGAAACTGAACGGGCGCTGACCAGCGCCCACCACGACGCGAGTCAACTGTCCTCGTGCCCCGTGACGCACGCCAGGTGTGCCGCCATCGTGACCGGCGTATAGGGCTGCTTGGCGACGGCTTTGGCCCGCTCCTCGGGATGCTCACCGGGGCCGACATGAATCAGCGTGACCATCTCGCCGGGTTGAATCATGCGCAGACAGCCTGGGCAGACCGGGATGGTCCACCGATGCCGGTGCGGCTGCGCGGGGTGCGCGGCGGCGGTGTACGCCGTCTTGACCTCGGTGGCTTGCTCAATCTGGTCGGTTGCCTCTTGGCTGAGGAGGCTCAGGCGGGTCATGCTCTGCTCTAACTGCTCGATCTGGCGCGCGGTGGCGTGGGTCTGTCGGATGTGTGTGGTCAAATGCTCCAGCAGCCGGAACACGAGGTCGGCATTTTGTACGTAGGCCCGCTGCCGTTGTCCGTCGCCTTCCCGCCCACGCGCCAGCAGTTCCTCGACCTGTTCCAGATCATTCTCAATCGACTCATCGTGTGCAGCCATAAGCGCGCCAGCATCAATTCATGAAGCCGTGATGGTCACGTACGACCGACAGGTAATGAAACTGTCAAAACTGCCAGATAGCGCGGCCGTATTGAAATTTTCAGCCCCGTCGTATGGTTGGGGTTCAGCTGCTTATGACGCTTCGGACGTGCGTGTCTCGGCATTCGCCACGAGCGCGGGCTTGACCACCGGAAACAGACTTGAGGCGGCGGCCTGGACCATCTGCGTGTCGGTGTGGCAATAGGTGTTCATGAAGGTGCGCACGTTCTTCCAGCCCCCGAGTGCCATCACGGTTTTCACGGACACCGGTGCCCGGTGCGCGGACCCGTTCAGCAGCCACGTGGCGCCAGTGTGCCGGAAGGAGTGAAATGTGACGCCGTGGTGCTCACGGCCACACGGCAACTCCGCGAGGCGGCAGACCTCCGCAAACCAGCGGTCAGCGATGCCGGCGGCAGCGGCGTGGCGGCGCGCTTCTGAGAGAATCACGCCGTGGCGTTTCGCACGGGCCGCCACGCGATCGAAGCTGGCAAACAGCCTGTCAGTGGTGGTCGGCAGCGCCGCGAAGAGCTGCTGCATGTTCGGCGTCACCGGCGATTCGAGAATTTTCACCTTCGCATTGAGCGGCACCAGATGCGTCCCGCGATACATCGGCCAGGTCAGTCGCAACAGCGAACTGAGCCGCAACAGCGTCTCTACGGCGGTGTAGGCCATCGCCAGTCCTTCGGCGCGTGGAATGCCGAGAATCACAGCCTGCCCCTGCAGCGCCTCGATGAAGCGCGCGAACTCGCTTTCGGAGAACCAGCGGGTTTCGGTGTCTTTCGGCGTGCGACGGGTCAGCCCAGCCAGCAGGTCACGTGGGTCAGGGACCGTGCAGCCATCGGCGCGCATCACCGTGGCCCACCGGCGCACACAGGCGACCAGCACGTAGGTCTCGCGGTTCACCGTGGTGACCTTCACCTGTTGGAGTCGCGCATCGCGATAGACCTCGACGCGACGGACGGTGAATTCATCCAGCGTGAGCGTGCCGAATTCGCGGACGAACCGGTCAATCATCGGCCGCTCTTTCACGGCGCCGCGATGATGGGCGGTGTAGTGGCTCAGGTAGTACTCGCGAATCCAGTCCGCAAACGTGCGATAGGTCGGCGGCTTCACCGGCGGGTTAATGATGTCCTTGCGGATGTTAATCATGTCCTCCGAGAACTGGTACTCCGCATCTTGGCGGTTCTTGTCGCGCTGGAGTTTCGTTGCCGCCTCGCGATGGATGCGCGTCGAGGCATTGGGGCGCATCGGTTTGCCCGTGGTTGGATCCGTGTCGTAGCGCTTCCAGTAGTACGGCGAGTCGTTCCGGATGTAAATCCCCATTAGCGTCTCTTGCCTTTCGCTGGCTTCGCCGGCTTTGCGGACATCGAGGCGGTCTGTTCGAGCAGCGTGTCGAGGTCTTTCGTCAGCAGCTTCACGGCATACGCCTGCACGCGTTGCAGCCGCTCGACCGAGTCGATGGCCTGCACCAGATGGATGATGCGCGCCTTCAGGTCGATCAGGTCGTTCTTGGCCTGTTCCACGCGGTGGATTTCACGGTCTAACGTCGCGCGTGTGGCGGCGGCGTTGTCGGTTGTAGAGCACCAGGCCCGGGCAGCGCCTGGCGGATTTTCACCATCGTCTCGATGCGGGTGTTGAAGCCGCGCTCGACGCGGGTGATGGTTTCGGGATTGACCCCGATTTTGTCGGCCAGTTCTTTCTGGCTCAGGCGCGCTTCTTTGCGCGCCCGTTTCATCTGGAGTCCGAATTCGGTTTGAACGGGAGCGGCAATCGCGCTGGGGGTGATGTGCATACAGTATAGCCATACTGACATAACGGATACGTCCTAGTCAACCGTATGCACAGAAAATAAATATCGCACGGATAAGTCGTTCACCTGTCACGGATTATCCCGCGCACTAGGATACATCCATCGTAGGGGCCTTGACGCGCTAGATCGTGAGGCGCATGATGCCCGGAATGTCAGCCACCTTACAAACCCAGACGACGCCGACGCGTCGGATGCGTCCCGGTGGGAAACGGCGCTTCCCGCTGCGTGATGCCCGCGAATCGGTCGGCATGACCCAGAAGCAACTCGCCCACGCGGCGGGATGTACCCCGGCAACTATCAGCGACCTGGAGAGCGGACGCAACCACGATCCGAGCCACACCAAGGCCGTGAATATCTACCGCGCGCTGCAAAAGCAGGGGCTCAGTCATATGGCTCAGGATGATGTGTTCCCGATTGCGGAGCCTCGGACAGATCCATCTGCCAAGAAAGCCAAGAAGGTGTCGTAATGGACGCCTCCCCCTATCTCACCATCGCGGAAGCGGCGGCCTACCTTCGCTATAAAACCGCCAGCGGCTTCATGCAGGCGGTGCGCAAGTACCACATCCCGCACATCCTGCGTGGTCGCCAGCGCCTCTTCCTGCGCACCGACCTGGAGCGCGTGTGGTCGCGGCCGGTGCGGCTGGTGCAGCGGCGGGAGCCGGTGGCGTGACGGTTATCTATATCGCCGGCCCCTTCCGTGGCGACACCGCCTGGCAGGTGGAGCAGCACGTCCGGCAGGCCGAGACGCTGGCTTACTACGTGGCGCGGCTCGGGGCGATGCCGTTGTGCCCGCACACCAACACGCGATTCTTTCATGGTGAATTCACGGACCAGTTCTGGCTGGAAGGCACCATCGAACTGATGTCGCGCTGTGATGGGGTCATCCTCACCGAGGACTGGCACAGCTCGCCCAGCGTCCGTGCCGAAGTGGCTCGCGCCCATCTGGTCAACCTGCCGGTGTTCGATTCCCTCGACGCCCTCCACGTGTGGCTCATGCGACCAGAGGTCAAAGCTCATGCCTGATGTACGCACGCTCTTTCCCAGCAAGTGGATCAAAGCCGCCGACCTGGGTGGCAAACGGGTCTTGCTCCGCATGGCCGCGGTAGACGTGGAAAAGGTGGCCGAGAAGAAACTGCCGGTGCTCTACTTCCAGGGCACCGAGAAGGGTTTGGTGCTCAACGCCACCAACGCCAACATGATTGCCGAGATTACCGGCACCAACGACACGGACGACTGGCGCGGCCACCAGATTGTGTTGTTCGTGGCGAAGGTGGACTTCGGCGGCAAGCGGGTCGAAGCGATTCGCGTCGATCATCCACCGGCCAAAGCCGCGCCAGCTGCAGCGCCGATGCCCGTCCGCAAGCCCGCCCCGAGTGTGGCGGCGCCGATGACGCCGCTCAGTGCGCTAGCGGAGGCGTACACCGAGGACGAGCCAGGTGCCGACGACGGGGATGACGAACCATTCGCCTGATTTTTGTGGCTGCACCAATGCTTGAGCTTTAAGCTGCTGAAAGACTAATGACTGAATTTACGCAGTATTTCAAGCGGCAAATGGCCGAGATGCGACCTTACGAACCCGGCGAAGCGATGGAGCATATTTCGGTCAACGAGGTGGATCGGGAGAATGGATCGCCCAAAGTGGGCGACATGATCGCGCGTAATCCAGCGGACCATCGCGACCAGTGGCTGGTATCAGCCGCATATTTCGCAGCGAACTTTTACCAAGCTATCGTGCCATGACCCCGCTATCACATCCCAGTAGCAGCGGGATTGGCGCGACCTATCGCGCGCCGGTGCTCTTTGACATCGAGACCTGCGGCATCCCCTCTGCCCGTGAGTACATCGAGACACCAGCAGCGCCAGGCAACTATAAAGATCCAGAGAAAATCTCGCTCTATGTCGAGGAGAAAACTCAGGAACTCATTCTGCGTGCGGCCCTCGATCCGGACCTGGCGCGCGTGGTCTGTCTCTCGCTGCAAAGCGGCACTGAGATGGTCTCGCTGGTCGCCAAGACCGAGGACGAAGAGCGCGAGTTGGTCAAAACCTTCTTCGCGCTGGTGGGCGATGGCCCCGAGCAGGCGCAACTGATTGGCTTCGGCATCCTCAGTTACGACCTGCGCGTGCTGCTGCGCCGCGCGCTCTATCTCGGGGTGAAAGCCCCGCCGATTCAGATTGACAAGTACCGGCACGCGGGCGTCATCGACCTGATGGACGAGTTGAGTTTCCACGGCGCCGAAAAGTTTCACAGCCTCGATTTCTATGTGAAGCGCTTCGGGCTGGGGCCGTTCCCTGAGGACATCAAGGGCAGCGCGGTGCCGGCGCTGGTGGCGGTGGGCGCGTGGACCGAAGTGCAACAGCACTGCGAGACTGACGTTGCCAAGATTGTCGCGCTGGCGAAGCGCATCGGGGTGCTGCGGTGAGTGAAATCTACGCACCCACGTTTCCGAGCTTCGATGGCGTGACCTATGAGGCGGGACGCGACGGCAACCGGCTCTATGCGCAACTCGCGCGGGTGTGGCTCTGCCTGCGCGACTATCAGTGGCACACGCTGCAGGAACTGGCGCGCGTGACCGGCGACCCCGAGGCCAGTGTCAGCGCGCGGCTGCGGGATTTGCGCAAGCGCAAATTTGGCGGCTACACGGTCGAGCGGCGCTATGTCGCGCAAGGGCTCTGGGCGTACCGACTGGCAGGTGCGCCGCGATGAGTACATCCAACCGTGGCTTTGCTAGCTTTAATAAAGAGCAGCTAAAAGAAGTCGCCCGCCGCGGCGGCATCAAAGCGCACGCCTCAGGTCACGCGCATCAATGGGACATCGAGACCGCGAAGGTGGCTGGCCGCCGCGGCGGGTATGAATCCGGCAAAGTGCGCCGCCGCCAGGCGAAGGAGAAACAAGGTGCCGCTGTACGAAGTCGCCATCCTGGAATCCCCGACCCGGAATGAACGCGATGACGGCATGAACGAACGCCTCGTCTTTGGCCCCAAAGCGGTGGTGGCGCGGGATGAACAGCAAGCGACGATGCTGGCGGTGCTCGACCGCGAGGAGCATGAGGAGATGGAGCACATCGACCGCTTGCGGCTGACGGTGCTGGTGCGCCCGTTCCTGACGATGACGCCGCGTGTGGCGGCGCATCCGCCGACCGACCGGCTGGACCTGTTACGGCAGACGCCGCCGCCGGGGCTGCACGACTGGCAGCACGCCGCGCAGGTGATTGCCGATAGCACGCCGAGTGTGACGCTCTGGCCCGCGCGGGCGGCTGAGAAGCGAGACATGTGATGCCGCCTCCCTCAGCTGTGCTGTGCGGCTGCGGGTGCTTCATGACGGTGGTGCGCAACGGCGTCACCGTCGAGGAAGTGTTCGATGATGGCGAGCCGTACCGCCTCTGGGATGGTGATTTATTTTCCTGCCCGAGCTGCGACACCGAGGTCATCACCGGCTTTGGGCGGCTGCCGCTGGCGGAACATTACCAGCCGACGTATGCGGAGCAGCGCGAACGGCTCGCGCCGATTTATCGCGGACGGTATGACCCGGCTTGACATCTGGCGGCGGCTGCTGACGTGCCCGCCCCAGCAGCGCTGGCACCGGCTGCGGGAAATCTGGCACGGGCTCCTCAGTGTGTGGAGGGCATCATGAGCGACATGACTCACCAAGTGAGCGGAGACGCCCTGACGGCGCTCGTGGTGCAAGCCGAGCGAGATGCTCAAGCACATCGTGATGAAGCCGCGAAGGCATTGTTTCACGGTAACGAGCAGAGTGCGAGGCTTCACGGCACGCTGGGGCAAGTGCATCATTGGTTCGCCGTCGAAATCGCGAAGGCGCGTCTCCGAGTCGTGGCCCCGCAACAGGAGCAGGAGCCAGACTTCGAGTCAATAGCGAAAGAGTTATTTGACGAGGACATCAGCGCCGAAGGCATTGAAATCATGCTGCGTGGTATCTGGGACCAAGGGCGGGCCGTTGCGGTCGATCCTCCGCCGCCACAAAAAGTGAGCGGCGATACCTCTGACGGCTACCACACGTTCGATGAACTGTATGCGTATCGGAAAGCCTACAACGCGCTGCTGTTCAATGAGTGGGCGAGTCGCGGCCTCTACGACGTTCACAAGAGCTTTCGGCACTCTACGGGCGAGGATTGTTTCGGCGGCGGGTGGTTCGTCGTATCCGCACAAATGCCAACCGGCCAAATCACGAACCATTACAAGTCATCCGATTGGGATTTGTTCCGGGTGCCTGAACGTCAACGTTCCGAAGAGTGGGACGGCCACACACCAGCGATTTCTTTAGAACGCCTCTTGAAACTGGCGGCGGTCGATCCTCCACCGGACACGGAGCCACGCCCATGAGTGAGATTCCGCGCCGCGTGCGTCTCGATGTGCTACTGCCAGCCGAGGGAGACATCGACCATGCGCAGCGCATCATCGAGAGTCTGCCGGCGGATGTGCGCCTCGATGATGCACTCGGGCTGCTACGTGCCGCCCGCGATAGCGTCAGCGACTACATCAACAACAGCGTGCCGGTGCGCCGCCAGGTCTGGAGCGGGCTGATGGCCGGGTTTATCCCCGCCGAGACGGATCGCACCACCAGCAACAGCGGTGACCAGGGCGGCCCGTCAGAGCAGCCATGAGTCATCAGCCGATGCCTGAGCACAAGCCGCCGCCGTTTCGGCTGGTGCGCTTCGTGGAAGTACCGCGTGCGCAGCTGCCGAACTACTGGAGCCGCACGTGGGCCGAGGTCGTCACCGCCGCGCAAGCGGGCACCGATGGCCTCAAGACGATTGACGAGAATATTTTCTCCACCACGAGTCAGACGCCCGAGACCGCGTGGCTGCGCGAGCAGACGGGCACCGGCGGCTGTCTGCTGTTCCGGCAGCACTGGGTCGATGACACCAACGACAAAAAGTGGCGGCACGTATGAGGCTGGACTATTGCCCCACGTGCGGCACGTATCTGACGGCGCCAATTGCCGGCCCGACCACCTGGGACGCGGCGGCGATTGCGGAGTGGACCGCCGAGGTGCGCGCGACCTGTCAGCATACGCCGATCTGTACTGGCCCGTGGCTGCACGCTGTTCGCGCCATTCGTGAGGCGCATACCGAAGGAGTCCGTCATGTCAGAGTGGGACAACATGAATCAGGCGGCGATGCAGCAAGCGCAATACGCGAGCGGCCAATCACTACTGGGGAATCTGTCCATCGCGAAGCGGATTAACCTCGCCGTGGCGAAGGCAGAGGAGCAGTTGGCGGCCGTGAAACGAGCGCGCGAGATTCTCGACAAGAATCCCGACCTTGAAGAACTGCTCAACATCATGCAGCGCTCACATTTTTAGAGGAAGGAGCCCGACATGCCCAACCGTCTCCGTCTCGATGAGCCGACGACCCCCGAGCGCTTTGCGGGGCTGGAATTGCAGGCGGTACAGGAAGTGGAGATTCAGCAGGTCGGCCCCTGCGTCTGGGTGTTCCTGAAGCGCCAGGACGGCTCGCTGCTGCGCGTCTGGATTGGCCCGCCGGCGCGGCAGAGCCGCAGTACCGATGTGGCTGACCAGAGCCGCATCACGGAGAATCGCCGGGGCACACAGCCGCTGCGCGTAACAGTGGAAACGGATACGTTGTGAGTGAGCGGCGTTGGCGCACCCCGCGTGCGCGGCAGACCCAGCAACGGCGCAAACAGCGCCAGCGAGCCGCGCGCCGCCTCGCGGGCGTATGTCTAGAGTGCTCCCGGCCACGCGGCGCCGGCGTGTTGTGCCAGTGGTGCGCGCTGGGCAACCGCGAACGGCAGCACCGGACCTACTGGCGGCATCGGCTGGATACGTTGTGAATGGCCGCCTACTATTCGGAAAACGATCCGTTCGCTGCCGCGTGGCTGCGCGAACTGATAGCCGATGGCCTGATTGCGGACGGCGAGGTCGATGAGCGATCCATCGCAGACGTATCAGCCGACGATGTTCGCGGATTTACCCAGTGCCATTTCTTCGCCGGCATCGGCGGCTGGAGTTATGCCCTCCGACTCGCCGGTTGGGCTGACGATCGATTCGTGTGGACAGGGTCAGCGCCCTGCCAACCCTTCTCGGCGGCCGGCGCCCAAGCTGGCGGGCACGATCCGCGCGACCTTTGGCCTGTCTGGTTCCAGCTCATTAAGAAGTGCCGCCCTGCAACAATTATTAGTGAGCAAGTTGAAGCAGCGATTGGACACGGATGGCTCGACCGTGTTTGCGATGACCTGGAAGCGGAAGGCTACGCCGTCGGGGCGTGTGGTCTCCCGGCTGCAAGTGTCGGCGCGTTCCACATCAGGCAGCGGCTCTGGTTCGTGGCCCAGTCCGAGGACCAGCGACACGAACGGGCCGGGAGCACACGGCGACGGCGGGATGGACTTGCGAACGTCGGCGCAACTGGCGACGTGGCCGACGCCGAACACCCCGAGCGGCGGCCGCTCCGTCTCGAAGATGAGCGCGACCTGGGTGACGCTGGACGGACGGAAGCACACGGTGAGTCTGGAACATGTGGCGAAGTTTGCGACGTGGCCGACGCCGACCGCGCAGGATCAAATCGGCAGCGGCGTGAAGGACTATCCGCCGACGGCCACGCATTACAGCGGCACGACGCTGACGGATGCGGCGAATCTGGCGGGATGGCCGACGACACGCGAGACGGACGGGGAAAAGAATGTGCGGACGCCGGAAGGCGCAGCCAGGGAGATGGCGCGCAAGGGTGGCCCGCAGGATTTGAACCAAGCGGCAACACTGGCAACGTGGGCCACGCCGACCAGCCGGGACCACAAGGACGGGAGCTATCAGCCCAACGTGCCCGAGAATGCGCTGCTGGGCCGACAGGTGTGGCAAGCACCTTCTGGTCCGATGTCGTCTGGCTCCCCTGCAGCGACGGCAAAGCGCGGCCCATCCAGAGGGTCTCTCAACCCCTTTTTCAGTTTGTTTTTGATGGGCTTTCCCGTGTCATGGGGCCTGACTGGGATTCGTTCGTGTCCCACGTCGAAAACGAAGTGACTTCATATGCCGAGAACAGCGGCTGTCGCGCCGACGAAATTCTGCCGACGTTGTGGTGTGCAGTTATATCGACATCGCTACGGGGCGACGTTGGAGGATATGACGCGATTCAAGGCGAGAAAATATTGCTCCTTGCCTTGTGCGATCTTGCGCGGCGTTGGTGTCAGAGGCAAGTCCTTCAGTGCTCAACACAATGTGTCCAAGCAATTCAGGAAGCCACAATGCGAAGAGTGTGGGAGTGTGCCCCCGCGTGGACAACTTCACGTGCATCACATCAATGGCAACTGGCACGACCATCGGATCGAGAACCTGCAGACGTTGTGTATTCGCTGTCATCTGGGGAAAGCGCACAAGAAGCCGGTCAGACGCTGCGTGGTGTGCCAGAGACCGGCTCGACGCCATTGGATGTGTCAGCAGCACTTTCAGCGCTGGAAGAAATATGGCGATCCACTGGTGACCAAACGACGGGTGGCCGGCGCATCAGGGACGGTCTATGTACTGGTCTTGGAATCGTCCAAGCCAGCGGAGGATTTCCATTGAGCGGAAAGATCCCGCGGCGTGCTGGCCTGCTCCGAGGCGCAGGAAATGCCATTTGCCCCCAGGTCGCGGCAGAATTCATCGCCGCCTACATGGACTGCTGATGAAAAAGCGCGATAGCACCGAAAGGGCGATCCTCCAGACGCTGCGCCAGGTGGGCGCCGATTATGTGCTGCTCGACCCGTTCGACATTTTGTGTCTCTGGCGCGGGCAACTGCACATGATGGACTGCAAGACCCTCATCGGCCGCCGCACCGTGCGCCAGCAGCAACTCGTGGACCGCGGCTGGCCGCTGCACTTTGTCGTCACCCCCCAGGATGCGCTGCGCGTGTTAGGAGTACGGCCATGAGTCTGGACGAGGACGATTACCACATGCTCCGTGACGGGCTCGAAGGTATTGTGATTAGTCTGGACAAAATCACGCAGACATTAAACGCGCTCCTGCATGAAGTACGCAGGACGCGCAAGGCATCACACGCGGAACCCGTTCCAGAAAAAGAGGCACACCGTGGGACTGATTGAGCTGCTCATCTACGTGGTCGTGGTCGTGCTCATCGGCTGGCTCGCCATCTGGGTGCTGGGGCAACTGGCGCCCGGGCATCCGGGCATCATCGACAACATTATCTGGGTGGTGGTGGTGCTGATCGTGGTACTAGTTTTGGTCAGAGCATTCGGAATCGTCGATCCGGCGGTGCCTCGGCTGCGATGAGGCTGGAGGTCCCCGCCGCGCACTGTTCCTGTGTGGCCGGCGCCTGGCTCATCCAGGTCCGGCTCGGCGCGCACTCGGTCGATACCGACTGGCCCTGGTGGGCACCGTGGGATGCGCTGGCCGACCCGCTGGGCGACGAACGGGACGGGGCGCACCCGACGCGCACCCGGGAGGCGTTCAGCGGTCCTGCGGCGTCTGAGACCCTCCGGTCAGCGCGATTTCCTGAACGCGATAAGACGGATCGTGCGGACCGTGGAGGCTCTCGCCGTCGCTAAGGCGCGCGGCCTCTGCCTCGGCCTGCTCGCGCGTCCCGAAGGCGGCGATCACGTCGGAGCCCTCATAGTCCCAACACTGCAGCAGCAAATAAATCATCATCAGAAGCCGTCACGCGGTCCCGCCCTCGCGCTGGTCGCGTAGTTGGCGCACCTCGCCTCGCAGCGCCTGCAACTGCGCGCCCTGTTCCAGTGTGAGCCGCTTCACCTCATCCACACTTTCCTGTAGGTCGTGCTCGCGCTGCTCAACCACGGTCAGCAGATTGAGGAACATCGCCACACCCCGCTGGTGCGCCCGAATCGCTTCCAGCATGGCCTGCTGAAAGGCATCATTGGTCTCCAGAAACTGTTCCCGCTGCGCGTCATAGCTACTCATGACGGCTTCCCCGTCACGAGCGCCAGCCCTTTGTTGGTGGCGGCAATCACGGCATCAATCGCCACCCCTTGCGCGTGGTTCGCGGCCCGGATGGCGTCCAGGGTCGCGCGCATGGCATCCATCGAATGCCCGATGCCGTCCACCGCTTCATCAAACGCCGTCGAGGACTGCCGCAGTGCGAGCTGGGCGGCAGCCAAATCACTCAGAATCGCTTGCATCGGGGTCATAGTCTAGGATACATCCTTTGACTGTCGCTTCTTGCGTGCGGCGGCTCTCGCGGCGTGTATCTCCTTGCTCCGCTTCCGCATCAGCCGCGCCATGAGCGCGCGGCGTTCCGGGGTCCAGGTGGCGGCCACCTTTCGCTTGCGCGCGTCCTCGATGGCTGTCGGTGCTGGTGTCGCCTTTTTCGCGACCAGCGGCCAGTGCCCGTTGCCGTTGCGCCGCTGCCGTGCTTTGAGCAGTTGCGGTGGGGTCGGGCTCAGAAACAGCTCCGGCCACTCTTTATGGTAGGTCGCCAGTTCTTGCTCGATGGCAGCGACCTTCTGCGCAACACCCGGGGCGGCTAAGGCGTGCAGTTCCTCTTTGGTCATCATGAGGCGATTCGTTTCCTTTTTGTGGTGCGCGCGGCGGCTTGTCGGCGCACGTCCTGCGCTTTCATGGTGTGGTAGGTGACATCGGCCGCATGCACGCGCTGCACGTCATAGCCGGCACTTTCCAGAATCGCCAGCACCGTCCAGTACGCGGTGACCCCCAGCCCGGTGAAGGTGCCAATCTCGTGCGCGCGGTCAGCGAGGTTGTTCAGCGTGGTAATCCCGAGCTGCTGCACCACCCGGTTCAAGTTCGCAGCGGCGACGGGATGCGGACACCCGAGTCGGCCCAATGACCAGCGGTTCCACGAGTACTTGCCAATGACCAGCACCGGCGCGTGGTCACGGGTCGCAAACCCTTTGCCGAGGATCTGGATATGGGCCGCTGGATCCGCGACGATCGCGCCCTTCTGTTTAGGCATACGGCTAGGCTTTTACCATAACTCTAAGGATACATCCAACACGGATACATCCAAAGGCCACGGTCTATCGGGTGTCACCCATCCAGCCGCCGGACCAACTCCCGCCAGCCCAGGCGCACATAGGCGCGCAGGACGTACAGGAGTTTGGCCTCCATCTGGAAACTCTGGCCGTGGGGGTGTTCGGTGGCGGCGCGGGCCTTGACGGCGGCCCACACCTCCACGGGAATATGTCGGAGGGTGAATTGCGGCACTACCGCCCGCCTTTCTCATCGTAGGCGCCGCACGCCCTTTCAATCTCGTACTTGTCCGGGTTCAGGATGCCGCCGTACTCCGTCAGAGTATCCAGCTCCGCGCGTGCCTCTGCCAGCGCTGCCGCTGCGGCCTGATAGGCGTTCATCGCTGCCGCACACGCATCCAAGGTGCTCTTGGTGTTCATGGCTTCCATGCGCGCGTGATTGCGCTCCTTACGGGCGGCAAAGTACGCGGTATTCTCGCGCTCCACTTCCGCCAGGTCCAGCGGCACACTCGCCTCTGAGCGCGCGAGAATCAGCGAGAGACTGGTCCCATCGGCATAGCCCGCCGGCTGGCAGTACGACGAGGTCTGCAGCGAGGTCCACCCATAGTTCCGCAGCAATATGGCACAAGCAATTGAAGTGAACGGGTTTACGCTTCCGGTTCGATGGCGTCATCCTGCGGGCAGAGCGGACAGCCAAGAATATGCTGTTCGTTATGGAGCCCTTGCTCATGCCCAAACTGCAGCGCATCCGCCCAACACCGGTCACATTCACTATTCAGCGTGACACGCTGGATGGTCGTCGGGTCAGACTCCCCGCAGTTCTCGCAGATGTTCGTGGTCATGCTCCTCTCTTAAGCAGACGCCATGCCATAGCTTGAGGTTCGATTACCTTAACAACAGCAACGTCCCTGTAATCAACTATTCCCAGAGGCAGAGGTTCCCTGACTATTTGTCTGCTTACAGGGATACATCCGTTATTGTGTATGTATACTGGCTGTCAAGTAGACATCCGACATATACGCCCCCATAGCCACAAACGGACAGGTCCGTATACATTCGCTGCTTGAGCTTCAGAAAAAGATTTAAATTCTCTCCTGCCTTGGTACTGTACCGACTCCATGCCTAGCCCCGTTACCGCTGACCGTATGTTCCAACGCGTCATCATCTGGAGAGCCAAAAAGGCGTATCCAGAGTTAAGCGTGCCTCAACTAGCTGATCGGTTGCGCATACCGACCAACACAGTCAGACGGTCGCTCAAACTGCTAGAAGTTAGCCCTAAAGATGTACTGCAAGCCTTCGAGCATGAGGCTGTGAGTGCGTGGCAAGCAGCGATACCGATAGCCAGCAGTAAAGGTGACCACAGGCCAGCGAAAGACCTTCTCCTTCACTCTAGAGCAATCGATCCAGTACAGCTCCAAGGACAGACACAGATAGCGATCATCTTTACTACAGGTACAGTACCCGGCTTGCAATCGCCTAGCGGAAGCGATGCAAGCATAGCTTTGCCTAGCGTTATCGACGTAAGCAATGCTGATGTGCGTACAGTGTCCTCGGTACAGCAAACGTCGGAGCCGGAAGTCGGCCAGGGGCCCCAGAGTGGGTCCGGCTAACAGACACAGAATTTTCTGTATTCAAACCGACATGCTTGAGGTTTGTTAAGGCTTGCTCTTGAGTAAGTCTGACCTGAAGTAATTCAGAGTAAGCGTGAGGCAGAGTAAAGCCAGGTAAGGCTGAAGTACCTCAGATCAGATCAGATCGAAGTTAGAAGGTGGGATCCCATGGATGAGGGGACTGAGGATCTGCTGCGCTGGCTGGAAGAGCGGCCGGAGATGCGGCGGTGTTTGATCTGCGGGGCACCTGCGACTGGCATAGGGGTACTGGTACCGCATCCTGGGTTAGCGGTGTGTTATGCGGGGTGCGGGGTACATCGGGAGCCGGAGATGCAGACGTTGCGGGCGTTGCAGCGAGCGATCGAGGTACCCAGTGAAATAAATATGGCAGATACGGATACATCCGTCCACTAAGGCGTGATTCTGTGTTACTAGTAGCAGCGTTCCGTGGGCAGGGTGAACCGGCTGGCGCGGAGCGGCGGGCAAGGGCTGGCCACCAGGCACCAGAGCCAGCGACGTGGATGCGCGACGGATAGAGCGTGGTGAAGTGTGGGGTGCAGCCCTGCAGACAGTCTGTCCGAGTCCAGCTGCTGTCACGGACTGGAAACGAAGGCGAGAGAGCAATTCCCTGAGGGAATGAAGCGACCGCTCGCTAGAAGGTGAAGCGCATGCCCATCACAAGGGAGTGCTTCGCCTCGGCTCCTGAGATGTCCACCCATCCGGAATGTCTAGAGACATGGGTAACACCGACAGTGATTCCTGAATCTCACCAACGTCGATGTATCCGCTGCCACAAAGATCAGCGGGGTGTGTCTCCGCAGTGGTTTCAGCATCGAGGGGGCAGTATTCATCTGGGCTGGATCTGCTGTGGGAAGCCGGTGCAGGGACCGATTCCCCATGAGGATGTGCAGTATTACCCGGATGTGGAACCGATCGAAGTGGCAGAAGCCAGATTCGCGGTGGCGAAGGATACGAGTTGGCCGTTACTGGATCTGAGTGAACCGCATGGCCCAGAGCATTACTGATCCCACCACGAAGGATCCTGACCCCACGCTGAACCAGCCGTTGCTCGGGGCCAGTGCGCCTGGCGGCGCCGATGATGTCGGCAGCCAGATTGATGCGCTGTACAAGAGCGCCGGGCTGACCGATGCGGGGGCGGGGGGCGGATTTGCCGACCGCGCCTACTGGCTGGCGCATCCCTCTGAGGTGACCAACGGGCGGCTCGCCGCGGATCTGGCGGGGACGGGGAACGACCAGCCGACCGGGACGCCCGGGCGTGGCGCGTGGCTGAATTCGGGGCGCAACGCGCCGGAAGCGAGTATCGGGCAGCCGACGCGGACGGCCAACGGCGGGTTCTGGACCACGCCGATTGCCCCGCCGCCGCCTGTGGTGCCGCCCGCGACCCCGAGTGGGACGGCGACCACTGGCGCGAGTACGCCGACCTCGTTGGCGCCGGCGGGAGCGCCCTCGATGAGTGGGCCGGTGCCGCTCAAGGCGAACGGGAAAGTCGATAGTGACGCCATCAATAAGGCGTATCCCACGATGAGCGATTTCCAGCGGCAGACCTTGATTAGTTACCTGCTGGCGCATCCGGAGCTGCAGGGCGAGCCGGGGGCTGCGAGCCCGTCCAGTCCGTCCGGCGCCGGGACGATTCCCGACACGATGGGCGGGGTACCCAACCCATGAGCCTCCACGTCCTCGACCCGGACAGTGGAGAGTACTGGTGCTGGACGTGTCAGTGCCCCGTGCGCGACTGTTCCTGTGATGAGGGCGATGTGGAGATGGACGACCGCAGCGCGTACGAACATCTGACCGACCAGCCACTCGACCCGGGCGATACCCTCGCGGACCCCGAGCGCACCGTGCGGCTGCGGCTGCGGGTCGAGGACACCGACGAGACGCGGCGGGAGCGGGACGCGGACGCCGCGCTCTCGGACTTCGGCAGTGGCGCCCGGTGGCGGCGCCGAGGAGAGGACTGATGCCTCAAACGCTGCGCGGCGACGTGATTCGCAACGACAACATCGCGATTGGTGCGGTGTGCGGCACCGAGAACGCCGTCGCTATCAGTGTGGCGGCGCCCACGCCGCAACTGGAGACGGTGAGTCTCGGCTTTGGCATCAGCCCCTACGGGGTCGAGCGCATCGCGGTGGGTGTGCTCGGTCCCAATCCGGAGATTCCGTAATGCCGGACGATCTGCGCGCAGCCTTGCTCGCGAAGCTCCAGGCGCTGGTGCCGGATCGGACGACCACGGCCCCGCCGATGTTGGGTGTGACCGGCGCGCTTGATCGCGCGGGACTCGTGTCGTACGACCCGGAGGGCTTTGACGAGACGGCGCGGCAGGCCGGCGCCGAAGCGAATCGCGGGACCGCGACCGATCGCCTCGCGGCGCTGTTGGGAATCCTGCCGAAACAGGGCGAACGCCTCGGGCAGTATTGGATGCGACAAGCGCCGCGTTCGACGCCGCCCTCACTGGCGGAACCGCTCGGCCAGGACATCAATTTACCAGCGGATCGAAAGAAACGGTGACCACGATGGCGAAAAAGCCTGCGCATGAATTGCCTGACCCGCCCGAGCCGGACCAGGCACTGCCGCCCGATCCGCCGCGGCATCGGCCGAAGAAGCCCGACCAGGAACTGCCGGAGCCGGAGAAGGAGACGCCCGAGCCGAAGATCGTCGGCCCCGTCCACTTCGAGGACGTGAGTGGCGGCGATAACGGCAGTGCGACCTACGGCGTGCCGCTCGCGCTGCGCGAACGGGTGCTGGTGTGGCGGCACAAGCAGCACGAGCAGAGCTACGTCAACGACCAGGGCCACTGGGTCTATCGGCAGACGCACACCGCCGCCGCCGGCGCCTTGGAGCGCGACGCGGAACTGGAGCCGATCGACGAGACCCCCGATGCCTGATGTCACCACCACGCTGCTGGCGATGTACCAGCAGATCATCGGCGGCTCGACTGCGCGCGAGCAGTCGGCGCTGGAAGCGGAAGCCGCGCGCCGGGTGATTCTCTCGGGGCTCAGTATCACCGGCGCCGGGTCGGTGAATTTGCCGACGCTGGTGACGGTCGGGACACTGGTGGTCAATGGCCCGGTGAATATCACGGGCGTGGTGACGGTCGCCTCACTCACGGTCACCGGGAATGCCTCGGTCGGCGGGACGCTGACGGCGGGATTTCTGACCGTCACCGGCAGCGCGACCATCGGCGCGGATTGCGGGATTACCGGCATTCTGACCGTCAACGGCTTGGGGAACCATGCGTTCAGCGCGGCGGGGGGCGGCGGCAACGTGCTGCAAGTGCGCAATACGGCGGCCGGGACCGGGAATCTCGCCGCCGTGCAACTGGGCAACAATTTGACCGCCTTCCATACGACCCTGCAGGCGACGGCGTCGAATTTTACGCCGACCGGGTTCAATTTTGCCGACGGCGCCACGCTGGTCTGCAGCGGTGCGGGCGGCCTCACGGTGGCGGCGAGCGGGGCGAGTGCGGTGCTGCGGTTCTTTAGCGGGAACGCGGTAACCGAACGGGCGCGGTTCCTCTCGACCGGGGAATTCGTCATCAACGGCACGGGCACGTTTGGTCTGAGTAAATTGGCGGTGCTGGCCGATGCGACCGCGGCGAGTGGGATCGCCGTGCAAAATCTGAGTGTCTCCACGCCCGCGCTGCCGTTTCTGATGTGTGTCAATAGTAGCGGCGCCACGCAGGGACAGGTCGTGGGTGTCACCAGCACCTCGGTGGCGTTTAACACCACCTCTGATGCGCGGCTGAAAGACGACCTCGGGCGGGCCGACGATCTGACGGCACTGCGCGGGGTCGTGGTGCATGACTTCACCTGGACGGGTGACGGGAACCACGACCGGGGCGTGTTTGCGCAGGAGGCGGCGGCGGTGTTTCCGCGCGCCATCACCACGGGCACCGATGAGCGGACCCCGACCGGCACGCTGGCCCGCCCGTGGATGACCGATTACAGCAAATTCGTGCCCGACCTCATCGTCGGGTGGCAACAGCACGAGGCGGCGCTAACGCGGGTGCTGGCGATCTTGGCGGCGGGGACGGGTCAGGCGTCGGCGGGCGACTCAGATGCCGCCGGGACTGGCGCGCATTCGTGATGCGGATCAAAGAGGACGCCCGCGTGGCAGTGGCAGCAATGCACATCCATCGCGGTTCCATGCTGGCACACGCGGTCGCCCCACGCATTCATGCACACGACGAGGGGGGCGGGCAGGACCGGCAGGGGCATCGGGGGAATCTACCATGAAACTGACCCTCGACCCATTGGTGTTCTGGCGGCTGCGCGCGGTGTGCGCCGATACGCAGCGGCTGCAGGTCGTGGCGCAGGCCACCCTCGACGCGCTGAAGATCGCGCAGGCCAAACAGGACGACCTGGTGACGCAGTGCGCGCTGCATCACGGGTTCGATCCGAAATCGCAGTTCGTGCTGGAGGATGCGACTGAATCATTGACGCTGCCCGAAGGAGCGGCGCAACCGATGTCCGACTAACGACTCGACCGACCGTGCGTGGCGAGACCTAGCTAGTCTCGCGACACCCCACACCCGATGGGCGCATGGTCGATACCGGGATCAGCGAATAGGGGTCGCTGTGACACAGGAGAGGCCATCACCTGTGACGCAGACGGCCCCTATTTGTTGATGCAGACATTAAGGAGAACAGGTGCCCCAAGGTGCGGTGTGTTGTTGGTGCGGCGAGACGCTGGTGTCCGGTGGGCCAGCGGTCTATCTGTGCCCGACCCCCACCTGTCAGGCGCGGCAACTGAACTGGCGCATTCAGCAGAAAGACGGCAAGGGCAACCTCAAAGATTTGTACGTGCCGACGCCGCGGCAGGTGGAGTTTCACGAATGTCCCATGAAACACACGCTATTCGGAGGAAGTGCCGGGCCTGGTAAAAGCCATTCGCTGCGCTGGGATTTGTATACGCGCTGTTTGCGGCAACCCGGCTATGAAGCGCTCTTACTGCGGCGCACGTTTCCCGAGCTGGAAAAGACCCATATCCGCAAAGCCTCGCGCGAGGCGCCGATGCTCGGGGCGGTGCTGGTGACTTCGGAGCACGTGATTCGGTTCAGCAACGGCTCGCTCTTGGAATTCGGGCACTGCGACAACGACGGCGCGATTAGCAAGTACCTCTCGACCGAATATGACTGCATCGCGTTCGATGAACTCGTCACCTTTGAGCGCGATGTCGCGCTGGAGATTATGACGCGCGCCAGAACCAGCAAACCCGGGCTGCGGGCGATGGTGAAATGTGGCAGCAACCCCGGCGGGGTCGGCGCACTCTGGGTCTTGGACTTTTTTATCGACAAGCGCGTCGATGCCGAACGCTATCCCTTCTACAAACCCGAAGATTGGGGCTTTGTCCCCGCCAATCTTGAGGATAACCCGTACCGGGATGCCGAATACGAGCAGGCGCTCACCATTCTCGATCCCGCCCGCTATCAACAACTGCGCTTTGGCAACTGGCGCGTGTTCGACGGCCAGATGTTCGGGATTTGGGACGAACGCAAGCACGTCGTGGACATGACCATCCAGTATCCGGCCGCGCAGACGTGGTTTTGCTCGATGGACTGGGGGTTCAACGCCCCGGGCGTCTGTTTGTGGTGGATTGCCGCCAGTGACGGCCATTACCTCGTGGTCGATGAGTTGAAATTCAAGGAAACGGCCGTGCGCGATGTCGCCCGCGCCATCAAAGAGAAAAGTAAAGCGCTCGGCCTTAAGAAAGTGCCGCAGGTGTGGGCGGATCCCGCCATCTGGCAGCGGCACGGCCAGGTAGGCGAGGCGATTGCCGAAACCTTCCTGCGGTTGGGCGTGCCGGTGACGCGCAGCAACAACGATCGCATGAACGGCTGGCAACGGCTGCAGGAAATGCTGCGGGACGCGCCGGATGGCCGCCCGTGGCTGCAGGTCGAGCGGGCGTGTCGATATCTGATACGCACGCTCCCTGCTGCGGTGCGGGACAAGACCAATCCCGAGGATCTGGATACGGCTGGCGACGACCATTGTTTAGACGCGTGTCTCAGTGGGGAAAGTCTCGTGACCACGCTGGATGGGCCTCAACCGCTGGCGACATTAGGGCTGCTAGATATCGTGCTCACGCGTGAAGGCTGGAAACCGCTGGAAGCGGTTGCGCTGACGCAACGTGATGTGCCGTTGCGACGGCTGGAGTTTTCCAACGGCGCGAGTCTCACGGGAACGGATAGTCATCCCGTCTGGATTGAGGGTCGGGGCTTTGTGCCGATGGACACGGTGAAGATTGGCGAGAGGGGGCTGGGATGGCCGGGAACTACAACCGCAACGCGCGTGCGCGATGGCGCAAGGCATACGGGCCGATTCCGCCAGGGCATCACATCCATCATCGCGACCGGAATATCGCGAATAACGCGCTCGACAATCTGGAATGCGTGCCAGGCACGGACCATCTCCGCATGCACGGATTGGAGAAGTCGTACGATCCGGTCCATTTGGCAACCATTCGTCCGCTCACCGTGGCGTGGCATCGGTCTGATGCCGGTCGCCTGTGGCACAGCGACCATGCCAAACAGATTTGGCAGACCCGAGTTCCTGTTCAAAAACAGTGTGCTCAATGTGCCCATGAATACATCGACATCACACGTCGGAGCACCGCCCGCTTTTGTTCCAACGCGTGCAAATCGGCGTGGCGGCGTGCCTCTGGCATCGATGACATCGAGCGTGTCTGTCCAGTCTGCGACACACATTTCCGGAGCAATCGCTACGACGCCACCCGGACCTGCTCCGTACACTGCGCCGCACGTCGTCGCTTCCTTCCGGGTGGGGACCGGCACGGTCTACAACATCACGGTGTCGGAGTGCCATGAGTACTTCGCTAACGGCATCCTCGTGAAGAACTGCCGCTACGGGGCAATGTCGCGCCGGCGCTTCACTGGCCGCGCCGCGCAGCCGCATTATGAACCCGGCTCGATGGGCGCGCTGGTCGCGGAGTTGCGGCCGACTGGTCGCCGCGTGCTGGGCACCGCGAGTGTGCAGGGAGTCTCCGCATGATGCCGCTGCCGCCGACTGGCGATCCGACGATGGCGATGGCGTTGCCGACGCCGACGCCCGATGCGCCGGTGACCGGGGATGCAGCGGAGTCCATCGCGCTACCGATGACCACCGAGCAAATGGGCATCTGGTGGGCGCGGGTCGAACGTGCTCGGGCGCGGCGCGATGTCGTCACCGAGGAATGGCAGAAGAACATCAACGCCTACGAGGGGAAACCGCTGGCGACGGCGCCCACGAGTGATTGGGTGAATCCCAACACCGATTTTGCGGATGTCGAGCAGAAAAAGGCGCAGCTCTTTTTCACGACACCCGAGATTCACTGCATCCCGCAGGAACCGGCGTCCACGGGCCAGGAAGCGACCATTCTCATCAAGCAGGCGGTCCTGAACGACAAACTGGGGCCGAACGGCGTCGATGCCAAGCGCGTGATGGACAAGACCATCTTCGATGTGCTCTGCCCCGCCGGCTGGGGTGCCACGAAAATCGGCTATGACGTGACGACGCGGCCGGTGACGCAGTCGATTCCGCATCCGATTCCGGGGATGCCGCCCATCGAGCAAACCATTGATGTGCCGGTCTACGAGGAATGGTTCTGGGAGCACTTCTCCCCGAAAAAGCTCCTGGTGCCGGACGACTATCACGACAACGTCTTTGATAAGGCGCCGTGGCTCGGGATGGAATTCTCGCTGCCGCTGATTGCGGCCAAGCGGCAGTTCAAGCTCCCCGACGATTTCACCAGCACCTCGGGCGAGGATCCCTACATCTTCGAGGACGCGCAGGGCAGCGGCAGTTCCAAGGTGCGTCCACAGAGTCGCGACCTGGTCACCGGCGTCGAGATTTGGTATCGCGCCGCCGATGAAGATGAAACCGTCTTTCATCCAGAGCTGTTCCGCAAACTGGTTCTGATTGACGGCCTGTCAGACCGCCCAGCCACGCACCGGGACTCGCCGTATCAGAGCCTGGATGCGCAGGGGCGGCTGACGGCGGATTCAATGGTGGGCAATCCCATTCACGTGCTCACGATTCGTGATGTGACCGACAGCGCCTACATCCGCAGTGACTGTTCGATGACGCGCGACCTGGTGGACCAGCTCAGTAAGTTTCTGACCACGCAAACCAAGCAGCGCGACACGGCGATTCCGATGCGCCTGGTCGATGAAGGCGTCATCACGCCGGACGTGATGCAGAAAATCACCAACGGGGACTATGGCAGTTTTATTCCCATTCCCGAAGGTCGTCTGGAGCCCCCCCCCATCGTGGAAATTGCCCGGGCGCAATATCCGCGTGAGAATTTTGAAGGCCAGGCGCGCATTGAACGCCAGCTCGCCAAGACGCTGGCCCTGGACTCCAATCAGTCCGGCGCGACCGATGCGACCAACCGGACGGCGACCGAACTGACGATTGTGCAGAACAACGCGAGTGTGCGCCTCAAGGGCGAGCGCAATCGCGTGATTCAGTTCTTTCTGGCTGGCGTGCGCAAGTTCGACAGTCTGCTGCAGCGCTTTGCGACCGACACCAGCGTGGTGCAGATTGTCGGGCCGGACGGGGCGAAAGAGTTTAAGGCGTGGAACCGCCTCACGATTGCCGGCCGCTGGGCGTATGACATCAAGCCTGACAGCGGGAATGACCTGGATGAAGCGACCGCGCGCAAGCAAGCACTCGATACCTACAATTTCTTAGGCAAAGACCCACTGGTCGATCGCTCGTACCTGATTGGCGAACTCGCCCCTGCGCTGCACCTTGATCCGCAGCGGCTCAAGGCGCAGCCCAAGCCGCCGCAGCCGGATCGTCCGACGCTGGGCTTCTCGTTCAAGGGCGAGGACTTGCTCAACCCGCTGTGCGTGGCGGTGATGATTCAGGGTGGCGTGTCGATTACCCCCGACATGATTAGCCAGGCGCACACGCTGATTCAGACCGCGACCGGGATTCCCGCGCCGCCCATCGCGCCGGCGCCGGGTATCCCCGGGATGCCGCCGACGACGCCGACGCCGCAGAATCCGGGGCCACCGCACCCGCCGCCCCCAGCGCCGCCGCAACCGGGGCATCCCGGCGCGATGCCGCGGGGCGATCTGGTCAGTGAACACGCAGCGCAGCACACCGGAGCCATCCCAGGGGCGCCGAGTCTGCCGCAACGGATTGTGCCGTTATGACCTGCGAAAAGTGCGGACATGTCTTAGTTGTGTCGGACTGGCCCTGGTGCCCGCACGGGCGTGCCGGCAGCGCTGTGATTGGCGATGAGATTGACGTGGTGCTGGAAAACAACGGCACGCCGGAACCGATTCGGTTTCGCAGTCGGGAAGCGATGCAGAAGCACCTCGCCGCGCATGGCCTCGCGCCGATGGTCCGGCACGTGCCGCTGCCAGGGACGGATCGCTCGCCCCATACCGTGGATTGGAGTCGGGGAATCGATCCGTACACGCTGGAGAACGCCCGCGTCCTGCTGACGCGGCGTGTGGGTGGATCGACCCCCGACTCCAATGCGCCGCTGCCGATCGAAGTGACGGTGCGGACACTGGACACAGGATTTGTCGTACGACTGGAGCGAGACTGATGCCGCTGCCGTTAATAATCATTCACGTACAGGACATGTTCGGCAAGCCGATTGGCGGCGTGCGCGCCGCCGCGACCGGCGGCCCGGGTCCGTGGGAATCGGTCACGAACAACTGCGGCGATGTCATCGACCCAGTGACCGGCGCTGCGGGTGTGAGTCTCACGCCAGGGCACTATGACATCACGTTCAGCAAAA